AAAAGAACACAAGAAGTTGTTAGATAGTGCTGAACAATTTGCAAGAAAACAAAATTGGAGTGACAGATATGTAGAGTGGTATAATTTGGTGAATGATAAGTTACCAGATGAGGCAAGAGGATTTACTCCGCCAGAAGATTTTGGATTTGAAAAACTTCATCCAGAACTATACACATATTGGGACAACAAAGATGAGTGGACAAAAAAATTCATATCATATTCAGCTCGTACAAAGGAATGGGATTTGATAGTAGACGAACCATTTGATAGTTGTTTTCAATTTCCTTTATTTACTGAAGAATTTTGTAAAATGATTAGAGAAGAAGCCGAACATTCTAATAGATGGACTTTTGACCGACATGAAAATTACCCAACAACTGATATGTTGATAACAGAAATTGGAATGGACGAGATATATAATGATGTATTGAAAGACTATGTTATGCAAGTTGCAGTATATTTATGGGCGTTAGAAGGTAAAGGATGGGATAGTATGAGTTCCGAAAACTTTTTAGCAAAATATATACCAACTGCACAAGGACACTTGGGAATACATCACGATAGGGCAGATATTACTTGTTTAGTACAACTATCAGATTTAGATGAATACGAAGGTGGTGGTACTTGGTTCAGAAGACAAAAGAAGTTAGTAAAAAATCCAATTGGTTACGCAACATTACATCCTGGCAATATAACTCATAAGCATGGAGCGCGTGCAACCACTAAAGGTACTCGTTATATTGTAGTTTCGTTCATGGAAAATAGGGAAAGCTAATTATTTCCATATTTATATACATAGAGGAGAATTAAATGGCAGTAAACATTCCAATATGGCCTGGTTCAGGTTCATTTTCAAGTGGTTCATCAACTCCTTTCGGATTCTTTGATTCTGATACTCAATTTCAGAATGACGCTCCGAAAGTAGCAGAATGGTGTGCGAAGAGATTGGGATACCCAATCGTAGATGTCGAGTTGCAAGATATAAACTTTTTTACTTGTCTTGAAGAAGCAGCTAACGAATACTCTTCACAAGTAAATCAATACAGAGCAAAAGAAAATATGTTGTCAATACAAGGTACTGCTTTAGGTACTGATTTGTCTGATACTGAGATTGCACCAAATCTAAATGGTATGGTTAGTATAGCAAAAGATTATGGTACTGAAGCATTAAGTGGTGGACGAGTAACAGTATATACAGGTTCTTTTGAAATGGTGGCAGGTAAACAAATTTATGATTTATCTGATGCAAATGTGGTGAACTTAGAAAATGGTTCAGTAAATGATGGTATCGTACTTAGACGAGTATTCCATACACAACCACCAGCAATCATAAGATACTTTGACCCATTCATCGGAACAGGATTAGGTTCTCAGCAAATGTTAGAAACTTTTGGATGGGGTAATTACTCGCCAGGTGTTTCATTCATGATGCAACCAATGTTTGATGACTTATTAAGATTACAAGCAATTGAATTTAATGATTATATTAGAAAATCATCATATGGATTCCATATAGATGGACAACGAATTAGATTATATCCATTCCCTCAAGGAAAAGATACAGGTGCAAAAGTATATTTCGATTATACATTAGAAAGTGAAAGTAAATCACCAATTGCAAATTCAAATGTTGTAAGTGATTTATCAAACGCACCATTTGGAAGATTAACATATACTAATATCAATAGTGCAGGTAAACAATGGATTGCACGATACGCATTGGCATTAGCAAAAGAAATGTTAGGTGCTATCAGAGCTAAATTTAGTTCTATTCCTATACCAGGTGCAGATGTAACACTTGATGGGTCTGATTTAAGAAATGAAGCTTCGGCTGAAAAAGAAACTTTGTTAACTGACTTGAAAGAAATGTTAGAATCAACTTCTCGTAGAGCATTAATGGAAGCAAAAAAAGAAGAGTCTGAATACTTAGAGGAAACTTTAAACAGAGTACCAAGACCAATTTTTATAGGGTAATTTATGGCATTGTTCGGTGGACAAAGAGATATGAGTTTGTTTAATAAATTGAACAAAGAACTCATTAATGATATAATTGATACAGAAGTGTATTACTATATGGTTGCGATTACTGAAACCAAATCTAATTTATATGGTGAGGGTGACAATAAAGTATTTCACAATCCAATAAAAATACCATGTTTAGTAGAAAGAAATCAAGCAGCACAAATATCTGATGAGTTTGGACAATCATATTCTCGTGAAGTTCAGTTTAAGTTTTTAAGAGATACATTAAAAGAAAAAGATTTAGTACCTGCAGTTGGTGATATTGTACAATGGAATAATGAATATCATCTAATAGACGCATCATACTCATATCAATACTTTGCAGGAAAGAATCCTCAGTATTGGGATGGTGGTGATGCTCAAGGTTTAAATGTATCTATTATATGTGATAGTCATGTTACAAGACAAACAAGTATTAAATTAGTAGAAACAAGATTCGGTAATTCAAACCAAAATGATAACGAAGTACCAATGGGACTATAAACGATGGCAACTAAATACAGAAATACAGACAACTCGAAACCTCAGATTATACAAACACAATCTTCTACATCACCTGACCCTATATTAAATAAAGCAAAGCAGTATAGAAGGGATAAGGATAATGTAAAAAATGTAAGTGTTGGTATTTACGATATCGATTCTGCATTTAAAAACTTTTTAGAAAAGGATGTAAGACCAACTGTTGAGGATGATGGAAGATTTTATCCTGTTCCTGTAATGTATGCATCACCTGAAAAGTGGGCAAGTGCACAACGAGATGGGTTTATGAGAGACGAAAACGGAATGATGTTAACTCCCGTTATTGTTTTTAAAAGAGATAATCTATCAGTAAACACCGATTTAGCAAAATTAAAAGTTGCACAAAACGAAGATACACATCAGTTCTTTGAAAGAAAGTACAATAAACTTAATAAGTACGACCAATTTGCAATACTGACAGGAGAAAATCCAAAGAAAGAATTTATGTCAGTTGAAAGACCTGATTATGTTGATTTACAATATGAAGTGATAGTTTGGTGTGACTATATGGAACAAGTTAACAAAGTTGTAGAGCAAATTGTATTTTTCCAAGGTCGTTCTTTTGGTGAAAGATATAAGTTTGTAATAAAAGGTGATTCTTACTCATTTGAAACAATGTCCGAGATGGGTCAAGATAGAATTACTAAAGCAACAATATCTTTAGTAACTAAGGCTTATATCGTTCCAGAATATGTCGGACTAAACAACAATACTAAACGAACAGTATCGATTGGAAAAGTTTCATTTTCAGAAGACCCAAGTCTTTCTGGCATTAAAATCTCTAAAAAGAGTGGTAATGAATAATTTTTCCATATTTATAAGTGTAGTAAATAAAATTAATATGTTATGGCAGAAAAAGAAATAAAAAGTTTTTCGGAAGAAGAAGTTAAAAAAATTACGGAAATTCAAAGTAAAACTCTATCAATTACATCAAGGTTAGGTGAGATTGAAATTGGTATTCAAAACATGGAAGCCCAATTCAATGAAATGAAACTTGAAAAGAACACTTTGATGGAATCTTACAGAGAATTATCCAACGAGGAAAGAGAATTAAGTGTGGAGTTGAGAGCTAAATATGGTGAGGGAACTTACGATGTGGCTACAAATACTTTCACACCTAACAAATAAGTATTCGTTTTGGAAATTTTTGGAGTATTTATATAAAGGTAAACCCAAAGATTTAATTTAGGAGAAAATAATGGCAGAAAGAATTGTTAGTCCAGGTGTATTCACAAGAGAAAAAGACCTCTCATTCTTACCACAAGGTATAGGAGAGATAGGTGCGGCACTTATAGGACAAAGTATAAAGGGGCCTGCATTCGTACCAACACAGGTAGAGTCCTTTCAAGAATTTCAACAAGTATTTGGTGGTTTGACAGAAGATTCATACCTACCTTATACTGCACAATCATATTTAGAAGACGCAGGAACTGCGACTATCGTAAGAGTATTAGGACAGAGTGGTTATACTGTTGAACCTTTAGTATTAAAGATTAGTGGTTCAGTAGCAGCAGTAATTCACCCTACTACAAAAGTACCTTTCGGTGGTGTTGCAAACTCAACAGGTTCATTTGATAGGTCACTTGTAACAAACTTGAGTGGTTCAGCAGCTTCACCAACACCAGATGTTTCGGCATCTAACTTCGCACTTTATATGAGTGCATCGGGTGCAGTAACAGGTTTATCAGAGTCAGCAGTACTTGCAATAGCAACCGCATCATTAGACCCAAGCGCAGTAAACTACATTGGAAAAACACTTGGTTCATCTCCTAAAAATGGTTCGGAATTTGGTTACCTATATATGAACTTCAATTCATTCCAATCGTCATCTTTCGCAGCTGACCCTAATTGTAATGTAGAAGTTGATACATTTAGAAAAACTGACTATACAAAAGCATACCAAGAAGCTTCAACACCTTTCATCATATCACAAGATGTATCAGGTACAAGTAAAAACTTATTTAGATTCCACACATTGTCACATGGTACTTCGACAAACTACGAATTTAAAATTGGTATTAGAGATATTAAACCAGCAAATGAAGTTCCTGGTTCTGAGTACGGAACATTTAGTGTTATCCTACGAAGAGTAGATACTTCTAAAATTGCTAATTCTATATTTGGTCAAACTGTTCAAGATAGTGATGTTAGACCAAGTATTATAGAAGAATTTAGTGGACTTAACTTAGACCCTAATTCACCTAACTACATTAAAAGAGTTATTGGTGACAAGTATATTACTGTTGATAACAATGGTAAAGTTACTTCAAATGGGGATTATCCAAACGCATCTGTAAACATTAGAGTAGAAGTAAATAGTGATATGGATGGTGGAGCACTTGATGCAAGTCTTGTTCCTTTCGGATTCGCAGCAGTTAAGTCACCTATACATAGTGGACATAATTTACCAAGTCCTACATATGTAACAGACCAGTCAATTGCAAATGAATTTAACAAAAGAGCATTCTTAGGTTATTCATTCGACTTTACAAATACAGATAACTTAAACTACTTAAACCCAATTCCAGACTCAAGTTCTGAAACTGTTGGAACTAAGTTCTTATTAAGTCAATGTACTTCTAATGGAGCAGCAATTGCACTAAACGATGGTCTTATAGACAATAAAAAATTCTTAGTACCATTCCAAGGTGGGTTCGATGGATTCGCACCAAACAGAACAGTACTAACAGGAACAAACATTGTTGCAGGTAATATGCAAGGATTGGATTTATCATCAGCAACCGCAGGTGGTACAATCGCAATGAGAAAAGCTATTAGCGCAATGTCAAATCCTGATGAATATGATATGAACCTATTAGTATTACCAGGTGTAATCAATAGACTACACTCTTCAGTAACTACTTTTGCAAAAGATATGTGTGAAGACAGACAAGATGCATTCTTCGTAATGGACGCAGGTTCTTACACAGATTCAATCTCAACAGTAGTTAACTCACTAAGTTCATTCGATTCAAACTATGTCGGAACTTATCACCCATGGTGTAAGATTCTTGATACAGACAAAAATAAACCAGTCTGGGTACCACCAAGTGTTGTATTACCAGGTGTTATCGCATTTAATGACGCAGTTGCTGAACCATGGTTCGCACCCGCAGGTTTAAATAGAGGTGGTTTATCAAATGTAATCGAAGTTAAGTCAAGATTGACTCATGACGAGAGAGATACATTATACGAAAATAGAATTAACCCAATCGCTACATTCCCTGGACAAGGTGCTACGGTATTTGGTCAGAAGACACTTCAAGCTAGACCTTCAGCTCTTGACAGAATTAATGTAAGAAGATTACTAATCGCATTGAAGAAGTTCATCGCATCATCTTCAAGGTATTTATTGTTCGAAAATAATACGGCAGCAACAAGAAACAGATTCCTAAGTATAGTTAACCCTTACTTAGAATCAGTACAACAAAGACAAGGTCTTTACGCATTCCGAGTTATTATGGACGAATCAAACAATACACCCGATATTATAGATAGAAACATCTTAAAAGGAGAAATCTTTATTCAACCAGCGAAAACTGCAGAGTTTATAGTACTTGATTTCAATGTACTTCCAACTGGCGCAGCGTTCCCTGAATAAAAAATAAAATAAAGACTATTTATTAGAAAGAGAAAACGGAGAATTAAATGGCACAATTATTAGACCCAAATGAAATAATGTTCACCAACTTTGAACCTAAAATGTCAAATAGGTTCATCATGTACATCGAAGGAATTCCTGCATACTTGGTGAAAACGGCAGCCAGACCAGAAATAAACAATGGTAAAGTTACCATCGACCATATCAATGTTAGAAGATATGTAAAAGGTCGTTCTGAGTGGCAAGATTTAGCAATCACTTTATACGACCCAGTCGTACCTTCCGCTGCACAAGCAGTAATGGAGTGGGTAAGACTACATCATGAATCTGTAACAGGTAGAGATGGATACTCTGATTTCTATAAGAAAGATATCACATTTAACAGTTTGGGTCCTGTTGGTGATAAAGTAGAAGAGTGGACACTTAAAGGTGCATACATTCAATCAGCTAATTTCTCAGACATGGATTATGCAGGAGAAGATTTAGCAACAGTAGAAATGACACTTACTTACGATTACGCAATACTACAATACTAAATACGGATTGTAATAAAAATTGAAACAAGAAACCCACCCCATAAGGTGGGTTTTTTAATTTAATTTACATATTTATTAAAGGTTAACCAAAAAGGAGAGAAGATATGGCAAAATTAATAGTTAAAAGAATTGAAGACAATATTGTCGAGTGGATTGGTGATGATTCATATTGTACTTGGGAAGACAAGGACAATGGTGAAGAAGCTGCAACACATTTTACAATCAAAGAAGCAAATGAAGATTGGGGACTCCCAATTAATGGCTTCGATTATGGTGGAAGAGAAAAAATTACCTATGATGGTGATTTACCAGATGGATTTGAATGTGGTGTAACTACACTAACAGGAACCGAAGGTAGTTATACTTGGGGATAATCCAAAATCTATTTTAAAATCTTAAAGTCTCATTATTAAAACAATTTTGAGACTTTTTGTATTAATAATAGTCCAGTTACATATATATTATAGTACAGTACAACAAAAAAAGATATAAAACGAGTTTTATTATGGCAAAAGAACGATTAGAAGATGAGTACCCAGTTTCCGACAAGGATATGGTACAAAAAGCTATCAAAGACCACGAACAAAGAGAAGTTCGTGACTATAAGTTCCCTACGGAAGTTATAGATTTACCCTCAAAAGGACTTATATACCCAAAAGACAACCCACTATCAAGTGGAAAGGTTGAAATGAAGTATATGACCGCAAAAGAGGAAGATATCCTAACCACACAATCATATATTAAAGACGGAACTGTTTTAGACAGATTATTTCAGTCATTAATCGTTGGTAATGGTGATGGTGAAACAATTAAATACATAGATTTAGTTACAGGTGATAAAAACGCAATTATGATTGCTGCAAGAGTACTTGGGTATGGTAAAGAGTATAAGGTTGAAATTGACGACCCAACTATGCCAGGTACAAAGCAAAAAGAAAACATCGACCTTACTCAATTCCAAAATAAGGATTATGAGGGTGAAAATCAAGTAGAACCACATAAAAATGAGTTCGAATTCACTTTACCAACCTCAAAGAGAAAGGTTACCTTTATGGCGATGACCGAATCTAAAGAAAGAAAAGTTAAACATCAAGTAGAAGCAATTAAGAAGGCAAATCGTAAATTAAAAGATATGACTTCAAGAGAGTTAACTACAAGAATGAAAAATATGATTCTTTCAGTAGATGGGTCAGATGACCAAAAAGACATCAATCATTTCGTGGACAATGAATTATTCGCAGTAGATTCAAAGGCACTCAGAGCGTATATCAACCAAAGTGTTCCCGATATTGATTTAACATTTGAATTTGTATCTGAGGAGACCGGGGAAGAGAGAGAAATGCAACTGCCTATGGATGTCGGGTTTTTTTGGCCTTCCGAGTGATTATAGAAAGCATTTACATTCTCAAATTTTTGACCTCATATATCATGGAAATGGTGGGTTTAGTCACACCGATGTCTACAATATGCCTGTTTGGGCGAGAAACTTCTATATCGGTAAGATAATAGAATTCAAACAAGAAGAAAAAAAGGCACATGATAAAGAAATGAGAAAAATCAAGTCAAAAACACCAAGAAAATAATAGTAGTATAAGAACCCGACATATTTGTTGGGTTTTTACATATTTATAGAATATAACAAAGGGATATTATATGAAAACCATCAAAGCAACTAAATTAAGAGAGGTCTTATCTTCCAAAGGAGTAGATGAGGGTTTTATTGATAGAATCTTTCACAGAATAGAAAAGGCTAAAACCGATAACAAACTTAAACAGATTGAAAAAGACATTGAAAGGTCTAAACAAAAAGTGAAAGACATGAGTTCAGAGCAAGAGAAGATACTTATCCAAACATATGGTTCTTTGGATAAAGTTCCTCCTGGGATGAAACAAACATTCGGAATTAAATAACTTTAGGGTTCTAAATGGCAGATGATTATAAAAAGATTGAAGAGTCATTTCTTGGCGCTAGAAATTACGCCAATGAATTAGCCGACATTCTTGGTAAAGCAGGAAAGAATACCAAGGCTGCAAATGAGTTTGCCTCAAAATTAGCAGACAATCTTAAATCACAAACAAGTGCCGCCGATAAACTAAACGCAGCAGTTGAAGCTAGAAAAGACTATATAGAAGAAACTGTAAAGAGTGGTAAATTCCTAAATAAAGGATTATTAGCACAATTAGACTCTCAAATTAAACTTCTTGATATTGAAAAAAAGAAAGAAGTAGAAGTTCAAAAACAAGTAGACAAAGCAAAAGAATACGAAGATTTACTTAAAGACCAAAACGATAAATTAAAAGAATCATTAGGATACTCATCAGAACTTGCAGACTTGTTTATGGCAGGTGGTGTAATGGCTCTTGGTGCAAAAGCATTTACTGAAGGTATTGGTGCAGCAAAAGAAGCATTTACTGGAACTTATGATACTGCATTGGATTTATATAAGACAATGGGTCTATCAGCAAATGAAGCAGCAGGATTAGCTTCAAGTATTCAAGGTGCATCGATGTTCTCACTAACAGTAAGTGCAGAAGATGCGGCAGCAGCTGCAACGGCAATGAGTGACGCATTTGGAACGACTCAACACATAAACTCAGAAACATTAAAAGATGTAGCAGAACTATCCAACTTATTAGGTGATGGTGCTGGTGCAGTCGCAATGCAACAAATATTTGAACAAGCAGGTGCTGACGCAAGTGATATGACATCTGAGATAAAAGACATCGCAAGTGGTGTCGGTGTCAACGCATCCGCAGTTTTAAAGGATATGGCAAGTCAACAAAACCAAATGTTGGGGATGTCAAAAGAAGAAATTAAAGTATTAGCAAAAAAATCAGCAGAACTTGTTAAACAAGGGATGTCAATGGATAAACTGAATGCGGTATCTGACAATATGTTAGATATAGAAGGTAGTATCCAAAAACAGATGAAAGCAAGAGCATTTGGATTAGGTGAAATGTTACCTGACCAACAAGCTATGACCGCAGCTGCGGCTGAAATGCAATTCGGTGACCAAGCCAAGGGTGCTGAAATGATGATGAAGGCTATAAATGACGCAGGTGTATCTGCGGCAGACTTTGGTAAAATGGGTCGTAAACAACAACAGATATATGCTGACGCAATTGGAATGTCTGCAGATGAGTTGGGTAATATGTTACAGACTCAAGAAAAGAACGCAGAGTTACAATCAAAGTTTGGTGAAAAAGGTGCACAAGTTTACGGATTCCTATCCGCAGGAGCTACCAGTATGGGGCAAGGTTTAATGGAAACAGGAAAACAACTTGCTTCAATGATTATACAATATGGTATAATGAACAAATTAGGTGGTAAGAGTTTCTTTAGTGGTGCACCAGGTAGTGGTGGTGGTGGACCTAAAGCAAAAACACCAAAAACACCAAAATTAAAATCAGGCGGTGGTAAAGGAATGAGTGGTATGACTAAGGCAGTTCAAGGTATTGACGCCAAGAAACTACTCGCAGGTGGTGCGGCATTATTACTTGTAGCGGCAGCCGTATTTGTATTCGCAAAAGCAGTACAAGAATTTATGAAGGTAGAGTGGAAAGCTATTGGTATGGCAGTTGTATCCATGTTAGCATTAGTAGGTGCATTGGCATTGGTAGGTGCAATAATGATGAGTGGTGTTGGGGCAGTTGCGATTCTCGCAGGTGCAGCCGCAATGTTAATTATAGCCGCAGCATTATTAGTTCTTGGATACGCAATACAAGAAATTGCTAAAGGATTTGAAATGATGGGTAATCTTACAGAATCCTTAATGGGTCTGATTATGATTGCTCCCGCATTAATACCATTAACCGCTATATTAAGTTTACTTGGTATTGGTATGTTGGCATTGGGTCTTGGATTACTTTACGCAACGCCGGGTATTCTTGCATTTGGACTCGCATCTATGATATTGATTGCAGCAGTTCCAGCAATATCCGCATTAGCCGCAGGATTAAGTCAATTAGTGTTAGTCGCACCAGGTTTACTTTCCTTGGCGGCAGGACTTGCGGCAGTAGGATTGGCGATGATGCCATTCGCAATGGGTCTATTGATGATAACACCATTCCTTGGAACAGTATTCGCATTAGGACTTATGTTACCAATGATTGCAGGAGCATTTGGAGCAGGTGGTGACGATGGTGGTGGTGCAACCGCAGGTGGTGGTGGTGAAAGTGACCCATTATTAGAAGAACTTAAATTGTTGAGAGCTGACATAAAGAGTCAACCAATACAAATAGTATTTGATAATAAAGTAGTTAGTGAAATATCAAGAACACAGAGAACAAGACAAAGTAGAGGAACATAATGTCGTTAAAAGACTTAAAATCAAATCTTGGTGATTACAGAAAGCCAAAAAGTGAACCTCTTGAAGTAAAAGCAAGAATAGAACCTTCTGCGTTTAATACTGTACCATTAACTGATAAAATAAAAACAAAAAATGATGTACAATATTCAAGACAAACTCCTGAAAAAGTAGGTACTTCTCAGAATAAAGTAACACAAGGTGATAAGTTCAAGGGTGAGACTGAAGCAAATGAAGTAACACAAGGTGATAAGTTCAAAGGACAAACCGACCCAACACTTGTTAATCAGACAGAAAAGTTTAAAGGTGAAACAAACCCTACACTTGCAAATCAGACAGAAAAGTTTAAAGGTGAAACAAACCCTACACTTGCAAATCAGACAGAAAAGTTTAAAGGTGAGACTGAAGCAAAAGAGTTTAAGTTTACACAAAAGTTTTTAGGTGAGACAACTCCTAAAGAGTTTAAATTTGCACAAAACTTCTTAGGTGAGACAACACCTAACGAATCAGATAGAAGTTCTAAGTTTTTAGGTGAAACAACACCCAATGAATCAGATAGGTCTTCAAAGTTTTTAGGTGAAACAACGCCCAATGAATCAGATAGGTCTTCAAAGTTTTTAGGTGAAACGACACCCAATGAATCAGATAGAAGTTCTAAGTTTTTAGGTGAAACGACACCTAACGAAATGTTAAAACAAACTGGTGAATCATTTTTAGGTGAAACGACTCCACCAGTTGCAGGACAAGGTGATAAATTTAAAGGTGAAACGACACCTAATGATTTTACTTTCAATGGTAACTTAGAAGGTCAAGGACTTGAAGTACCACAACAGGTTAATTTCTTTACCGATGATAAAGCAGTTGGATTCTCACCATTTATGAGAACCAAAGATGATACTAAATTTACAGGTATAAATGGTACTCAATTTGATAACGCATCGTCATTATTAAGTAATTTTAGTCAACAAAGTCCTGGAATATCATTTCAAGCCGGATATGGTCAATATAAGGTAGGAAAAGCAATTGGTGATACACAAAGATACTCACCAGATGGTGATAGATACATAGATTCATATACAAGTATTGGTGATTTATTACAACAAAGACAATCGCCATCTTTCTTAGACGAAATGTACTCTAAATTCAATCTTCAAGACCCAGAAGCAAATAAATTTAGTTTAATACCTCAACCATATGTTTTAAGAGGTATACAACGAAAGAAAAAAGGTGAACCTCAAAGTTGGGGATTTGGATTCCCAATTGATGATGGTTTAATTCGTGGTGGAGCAGTTGCTTCAACTGAAAGAGCTGCAATAGACTTAGTAAGGATGGGTTCATTCTTTTTATCAGTAAAAGGTTTACTATGGTCTGCAACACAAATTGGAAATCAGAGAAGTAACACATATAATAAAATTTGGACTCCTGCAAACTTCTTAGCTGCGATAGGTGGTCAACAAATAGGATTTAAACCTGATAGAAGTGGTATCCTTGGATTAGATACGCTAGGAAAATACACAAAAATAGGTGGTGTCATTGAAGGTAATCTTCAAAAACCAAAAAATAATCTAATTTCGTTATATGATAGTTTTGGTACGATTGAAATTGGTAGTGACTTAAAAACATTTAGTGGTGGTACTGATTCCTTATATGGTATTGGTCAGACTTTTGTAAAAAGATACACAAATTCATTTATAAAAGGATTGGGTGCAATCGCAACTGGTAATAAAATTACAGGTCTATCTGATTACACTCAAAAGTTCTTTTTTAAAGAAAAAAATGAAGAAACTGAAGAAACATATTTTAAATCTATACCAACTGACCCAGAAGACCTTAAGAAATATGGTGTAGTAGAACAATTAGGTAAAATACAAAAGTTCAATGAAGATAACAAACCAAACCTTGTTAAATCAGATGGATTAGTAGGGCCAGATATTGTTGACATTGGGGATTATATGATGATTTCTCATGGTCAGTTAATGGATATGGCAGATGATAGAGCGCAGCTTGGAGCTACACCTGTAAAGCCATCTGATTTTAGGAAAGAGTTAGATGGTGGTTCAAGGGGTAATGCAGAATCAAAAGACTATGACAAAGAAAGTATAGAAACAAAATTTAGCTTCCCAAGTCCAGGTAAACCTGTCTATGTAGATGGTAAGGCTAGAACTGGTCAAACGGACATGACATATGATGACTCAAAGCTTACTAATTGGTCATCGCATTACGATAAAATACAAGCATCAAAAATTGGTGACACAATTCAATCAGACTTAGTTAATTTAGTTTTCAGATTAGGTACTGACAAGAGTAATCTACAATTTAGAGGAACTGTAACAGGGTTAGCAGAGAACTTCTCACCAAGTTATACTGAAATAAAATATAGTGGTAGAGCAGAACCTGTATATGTTTATGAGTCATTTAAACGAGACATATCATTTAATTTTAAAGTATACCCAACATCAAGAGTTGAGATGCAACCATTGTGGACTAAGTTAGAACGATTAGCAACTTATACAATGCCAAATTATACAGGAGCAGGATATACTGCGCCGGGTAGTAGTACGAACAAAGAATTAAAACTAACAGTTGGTAAGTTGTATGTAGAAACACCAATGATATTAACATCATTATCATATACATACTCAGACGAGGTTGCATGGGATGTAGATTTTGGATTACCAATGGGTATTGATGTTGCGGTAGGTGCTACTGTACTTGGAAATAATATACACGAATATGATAGTGGTGAGGTATTTGTTTTTAGTAGTGATTTTAGAATTCAAGGTGCGAGTTAAATATGAAAAGATACGATAACATACCAGTAATTAAAAAAGAGGGTGAACGAAAGTACTCTACTACATTAGTATATCCTATAATAAATCCTGAAATTAATGATACTTACATTATAACAAAAGAAGGTGATAGGTTAGATAATTTAGCATGGGAATATTATTCAGACCCTACATTGTGGTGGATTATAGCCAGAGCTAATAATATAGGAAAAGGTACTTTGTTTCCAGAAGTTGGAATACAATTAAGAATTCCCAACGATACACTAAAGTTTGTAAGTGAGTATGATGCGTTAAATAAAATAGAAGATTAAGTTATGAGTTTTCAATTAGGTGCAAGAGCATTGCCAAGACCAACACAGCAAATGTCAAGTAATGCAAGTAGCATTGGTGTCTCAGGAGTAGGACTTCACAGTAGAGCTTATGGAAAAATTACACTTACAGGTGGTGGAATTGTTAAATGTTCTTCCAGTTCATTTAAGTCAATAGAAAGTATTACTAATAGTTCTACACACGCAGACTTGCTTACAGATGATAGTGGTAGATTAACACCTTTTCCTGTATTAGAAAGTATTTCTATAAATAACGATGGTGGGCAAGATATATCAGACGCAATGTTATTTGAAGCAAGTTGTAATTGTAAAGTTTATAATCAAGCTCATTTTGACCATATCGAAAAAAACTTTATGACACCAAGACAACGAGTAAAGATTACGATAGGATGGGTTGGTGGAAATGCAAAAACAGTAACAGGTGAAATCACAGGATTTAATTTCACTATTAACTCTGATTTAAGTTACGATGTTAGTTTAAAAGTAGCAGGAGCGGCAGATGGTGTTTTAGATGTTGACTACATGACTTTAAAAGATGTAGGTAAAGAAACAGTTAAAGACCCTGAGTCTGGTAAAGAAGTCCCATCAACCGACTTAATAACAAACCTTGTTGGAATCTCATCAAAACTAACGGGTAAACCTGCAGAGGGTAAAGCTCAAGTTAGAAGTGGTGGTGCAGGTAAACCTAAAATTGGATTGGTTAATCACCAAATGGTAAATACGGGATGGTCATCGTTCTTTAATAGTGCAACAGATAATGTTTTACCATATGTAAGATTAGATGAGTTTATTGACTATGTTAATAAAAATTCTAAAAGTGTTGCCGGTACTGCAGCTCAAAAGTTTGATTATTCTAAAATAAAAATAAAAACAAAAAATGATTCAAAAATAGCATCAGCAAATCCATTAGAAATGATATTTGGTTGGGCATCGAAGTATGGTCCTAATGCAGATTATAGCGCTTTAACAAAAGGTAGTAATCCATTGGCAGGTATTTGGGTTCAAATTGGGTTTCTGCAAACCACAATGAAAGAACTAAAAAATCCACCAGGAAAAGAAGATTCTCCAAATAGGATAGCAACATCTATGTTCTTAAAAAAAATATTTAATAAAATAAATGAAAACTCAGGTGGATATCTTACATTATTTTTATACAATGACCCAGATTCGCCTGAGTCTGAAAAAGGTAAATTTCTAATTTTAAATAAGGGTACTGCAGCTAAAAAACAAGTAAATCCAACAATGATTAAATTAACAAAAGGTTTTGCAAATGGTGTTAGAGATTGCAGTCTTACATCTAATTTAGACTCAGACCTAATTGCGTTAGCAACTGCAGCAGCTATGGATGGTGAGGGTTCACCACAATTAGACGCAGTTTTCGGTGGGTGTTATCCAGGTTCTATTGGAGAAAATGCTAATGATTACGCAGGAGATTTAGCAAAAGCAATTGAATCACTTGGGGATAATATTAGTGAAGATGATATTACAGGTGCAAAACAAGCATTGAAAGCATATGTAAAAAATAACAATAAAAAATATAACCCAAACATTAGTTATGGGTTAGAATGTGAACTTACTGTTGATGGTTACAATTTACCAAAATATGGAGATTGTTTTAGCGTTGATAGATTACCATCGAGAATAAAAAATAAAGCATATTTTATAGTAACAAAAATTGGTCAAGAATTTAATGGTGGTGATTGGTCTACTAAAATATCTGGCTTAATGATGATTGACGCATAATGGGAAGACGAAGAATATATTATCCAGAAGGAAGTATCCAAAAGGGTCTATACACCGAGGGTGGTGAATGGATGACTGATGATGGTGACGAATGGGTTGGGCAATATCACAAATATACCAACACAGGAGAAATATATACTCAGCCAGTATATGTAAAAGATGTATCTGTAAAATTAGTACCACTTTATATATTGAGCGAACAACTTGCGAAAAATACTTTTCAATATAATGTATTAAAAGAGGCAGTTGAAGATTATGAACAAAATCTTGTAATACCTGACCCTCATTTGTTTCAACCAACTCAAGAAGATTATGACAATTCTTTTGCAACAAGGTATTTTTACAAAAGAAAGGGAAGTACCATTATTAATGAACTAAGTGAAGAAGGATTTGGTGAGTTAGAGAGTGTATACTATCAGAAACTCGAATTAAAATGGAAAATTGCTGGACCTTTAAATGATACACCAGAAGAAAAAGGTATTATTGATACCAATAAAAGAACAATTATGTTGTATCAGAATACATTTTTAGGCCTTGAACGATATCTTACCAACTTACAACAAGGTGCAAAAATTTAACAATTTCTTAACATTAAAAGTTTGGTAGTCTCAAATATTATCACTATATTAGTAGTGTAAGATTAAGAGATATGATAAAATCAAAACCAAAAAGTAACGGAAAAATTGAAATAGACTTGACAGGTCCTCAAGGTAATGCATATTACATATTAGGAGTTGCAAAAAACCTTTGTAAACAAGTGGGTGTTCCATTTGAACCACTAATGAAAGAAATGACAAGTGGTGATTATGATAATCTAATCAAAGTGTTTGATGACAAGTTTGGGTCAGTAGTAATAATGTATAAATAAAATGAAAAATATGAAATACGGAATTGAAATCACAAAACCATGGTCAAAAGAAATGTATGACCACAATGACAAAGTAGCAGAATTGATGAAAGCTGAGATATTACTTAGTATTAAGAACAATAAAAATAATTGGGATAAACTCAATGAACTGATACAACTTTGTGGTGGAATCCAATGGGGAGCATCATACGGAAGTGATGATGATACTTCAGAATTATACGAAGAAGTTATAAACGAACTTGATAATGTTCAAAACTATTGGTTAAGCGAAGAGTATCCTTACTATGCTGAAAAAGGATTGGTAAGTGGTATTGACTTAGAGTTTATCGGATATTAATTTGGATAATTCATAAAAGTTTCGTATATTAGTTACGGATGAAAATTGTAGATAGCAACAAACAACTTAAGAAACATATATCCCAACTCTATCGGGAAAGGATATTGGTGTACCCTATACTTACGAGTTTAGATAAACACCCTATAAAGACACGAGTATCCGCACTAATCATATCAGATGGTACATTAGACCTATTTGTTAATTACAACAACATAGACGCAAGTAAAATAGACGAAAAGGTAGAGTTTCACAACTTTAAAGAAGTTTACATAGTAGGAATGAAAGATTTTCTATATCACTATGATTTCTTACCCAATATGTATGATTTAGAAATGTCACTCTTTTGGCAAGCTAAATCATTCGATGTACAAGAGAAACCCATCTACACTATATTCAGAAGACGACAGGCACCTAAAGCAAATGACCTTATTCCTATATGGAAACACTACGAACAATTCGAAGATTGGAAGAAACTTTTTGTCGACTCAAAAATTTCTAAATTCTCACAACTATATGCGAAATCATTACAATGGGTTGAAAAGAATGGACTTTATACGGATTTAGATACACTTGAACATACTCAATATAATACACTTACTACAACATCACGACCATCCAATACATTTGGTGGAGTAAATTACGCAGCACTTAAGAAAAATGATGGTACTCGTAGTAGATTTATTTCACGATTCGAAAATGGTAAATTGTGCCAATTAGATTTCGATGGATATCACATTCGACTCATATCAAAACTAATTGGCATAGATATTCCATTAGATAAGAAAGCACATGGGTGGTTGGCAAATCAATATGGAAAAGATATTAGTCAAGCAAAGGCAATCACATTTAGACAACTATATGGTGGGGTGGAAGATGAGTACTATCACATACCATTTTTCAAAAAAACATCAGATTACATAAACTCACTATGGTTAGATTTCTTACGAAATCGTGAAGTGGTTACACCTATTTTACAAAGAAAAATTAAATTTGATGAGAATCTAAATAAAAATAAATTATTTAATTATGTTTTACAAGCGCTTGAAACAGAAAGAAACATATTTATATTAGATAAATTGTCAAAAATCAATTTGAATCAAAAGTCAGTACCTATATTATATACATACGACTCGATTCTGTTCGATGTTGACGCAAACGAAGAGAATTACATTAGGGAAGTTAAATCAATAATGGAAAAAGATGGATTCCCTGTCGAGATAGAAATTGGAAACAATTATGATAATATGGTTAAGACCAATATTTAGGTATTTATAGTTATGAAGAAATCCCAAAACATAGTAGATAGAATATTACGGAAGGTTTGGTCTGATATAGACACTAAACTTACTGAAGGTATTTATACTGAAGAATTCTTAAAATCTTTTTATTATCATCTTATAGATGAGGTTGGTGAAGCAAAAGCTGATATTCTAATTCAAGAGTTTGATAAAGATAATGAAGAAGAGCCAGAAGAAGAAAGACCTGACTCTGGTGACGAAAAAGAGATTGACAAATTTGGAATGTTGACTCAGATTGAAAAAGACAAGTTAAAGGATAAAGAAAAAGTAAAAGAAAATATACTAATTCAATTAGGACAACTCCTTAGTGAAGCTTCCATATATGATAACAAATATGCAATAGGTGATAAATTCATACCACTTAAAAATACCGCAGATTTATTACAAATGGGATTACCAAAAGGTGAAAAAGTACCTAAAGGACCTTTTACTAAAATAGCACCTACTGAAGATGGTGTTCAAGTAAAAATAAATAATGGTCAAACTGTATATGTATCCGCTGAAGATACTGGTAAAAATTATATAATTACTGCAAGTAATGGAAACATTCAGTCTTTATTTGGTAAAATGAGAAAAGGTTCTAAACCAACTGATGTAAACTTTGATACAGAAACGATGGAAACTGCACAATGTATGGGAACATATGTAAATGGTTTCAGTATACTTAAACAATTAAATTCAGCTACCGAAGAAACTTTACCAAAAGTTACTAACGATGTAAAACAGAAATTTGTAAAAGCATTGGGAAGTAGTGGAGAATACGCAAAACCTAATGAGATTTTATCTAAATTAGATACAATGCCACTTGGTGATTATTTCTTGATAGCACAATTAATGGCAGGTATGACCAAGTTTACAGATGATATGAAATTTAAAGGTGCATTTATAACTCATAAAAATATAAAAGGATATTATCAAGCTACTGAGCGTTCTGAATTAGTAGATGGTGTAAAAGATAATACTGCTGATTGTGTTATATCCAATGTCCCATCGTCTGAACTTATATCTAAGTTAGGTGAAGGGTTACCTGTTGAATATGATAAAAAGGGTGTTTGTACAATAATTGGTACAAGTATTAAGTTTATACAAGTATCACTCAAAAAAGCAGAAGGTGGAGCTCAATTAGGTAAAATATACGGATTCTTAAAAGACAAGTATGGGTTATTGGGTACTGAGGATGTTAAGAATTTGGCATTAGAGTCAGTTCAATTGAATGAGGGATTAAGAGACTTTTTAAATAAGGGTGTTGCTTTTATAAAAGGTATTGGTTCTAACTTATTACAGAAAATTTCTCAATTAGGAAAATTCTTATTTGGATTCTCAAAAAAGATATTCAAGGGATTAAAAAAATCTCCAAAATCTGAAGTTAAAAAATTAGAAAAAGAATTACTAAGAGCAGGGTTACATGAAGGTATTCTAAATGAAGCTAAGAAACCATCTATATATGATTCTTTTGAACAAATTGCAACAAATCAAAAAGTATTAGATAAATTAGTAACTAATGTGGATACTAAACTAAAAGCATTGTATAGTTCAGCTATATCAAATCCAGCATTTTACTATAACGGATATGAAAAACTCTCTTTAACTGCACCTGTATCAAAAGATACTGTTGCTAAGTTATTGACAAACTTTCAATCAGCAATCGTACTTAAAAGTATATTGGGTGATTTATCTGGCGATGCAAAAAAGTTATACTCACAACTAATAGAGATAGAGAAAGAAATGATATATGGTAAAACAACATTACCTTTATATAAAGTCTTTGGTGTAGATAAAGATGGAAAAGGAACTACATATAAACAATTTCCTGGTTCTGAAAAATTTGTACAAGACAAGTTGTCAAAAGACTTATCAGATACAACGGTATTCTTTTTAAGAACAAACGCAAAAGATGGTAAGTATTTCACAATGACGGGATATGGATTAACAGGTATAAATGAAACAACAGGTGATATGAAATATTCCCAATTTAGAATGGGAACTAATTCATCTGGTAGATATAGTTACAACTTTGAAGGTACACAAGAACTTCCATTAGGAAAAGTTAAATCAGCTTTAAAGATAAAATAAGGGATATGGGTGAGAACGCAATTATTATGTACATTTACTAATGAAGCTGAATTTGAATCGGTTTTAGAAACTATTCAAGACTCATTCATCCTTTATAGTAGAAAGATATTTATTTTAAAATTAAAACCATCACAAGAATTAGTGATTAGTTATAACATCATACCAAACAATGAAAGAAAATTCTTAGGAAGTACTATATTAGCACATCGTAAGAAAGAGTCAAACACTATTTACACAATCAACGCATTGAATAGATTGATTGTAGACTTAAATGGTGGTGTTGAGGATAAAACATATAAAATTGATTGGGATAGTTATAGAAACTCTATGATTCTAACAGAAGGTGATGGATACAAAATATTAAATACAAGTTTATTTAGAATAGTCAATGTAAACTAAGTTATATGCAAAAAAGTTATAATGGTCTTGATGATATGTTATCATGTATCAAAAGACACAATTTTCATAAAGACAATTATCAGATAGGTAGTGGTAAATCTATACCAGTTGATTTTCAACCAAAACGAACTGCGGTTATAGTCGGTTATACTGATGATGAGTTAATTCAAAAATTTGTAGACTCTGAACAATTCAAATGGATATATTTAGTACACGACTTTACAAGAGAGCAGTTAGATTTTCTTAAAGCTCAATTTGGGGAGTATGGGGATTTAGTTAGACCAATACTACACGAAGATGTAATAAAGATATTCAGAATGGCATGGGAATGTATTGACCTTGTGTTCATTAATAGTCCATCAGAAGAACAATACAAAATCTTTCAAAGATATTACACTTATGTAAAGCATATTTCAGGTGGTTCTAATTTTGATTCTGAAGTTCATGAACCAATGCTTAAACACTCATATGCACCTAAAACAAAATTTAAAGATGGGTTTTGGATGTTTCAACACGAACAATGGCCATGGTATTATGAAAAGGATGCTAGACGACCAATCCAAAATCCATACGATAGGAGTAAACCTCGAAGTAAGTTGTTAACGGGAACAGGAACATTACAAGTAGGTAAACGATACAAATGGTACGAGCAAGATTTAATGATTCATACAAATTGGGACGCAAAGAGTCCGTTTGCTGAGTACTATGATGGTATGAAGTTATATGATAGAATACCTGATTTTGAAGAGTCAGTTCGTATTTTCGCAATGAATCAAGAATACAGTACTCCTATTGAATTAAGACAAGGTGATATGGAAGATATAGATTACAGAAACCACTATTTGGAACTCGTCAATGAGGGAATACTAACTAATCTGATTTAATTCATATAAACTGCGTTATTAAATATTTTTACATATTTATAGTAGTACTGAAAAGAACAAAATAAAAAATAATTAAGAATATATTTGGATTTGTCAACCAAATGTTGTATATTAGTGACTAACATAAATAATTAATAATTAAAAAAGGTAAATTATGGCAATTGATTTAAACGCAATCCGCAATCGTCTGAATTCTCTTCAGACCAAAGTAACAAAGACCGACAACTTGTGGAAACCACAACCCGGCAAACAACAAGTAAGGATTCTTCCTTATGTTCACAATCCTTCTAACCCGTTCATCGAACTTTATTTCCATTTTGGATTTGGTGGTAAAAACATTATCAGCCCAAGTTCTTTTGGTGAAGCAGACCCTATTTTAGAGTTTGCAGAAAAGTTGAAAGCAACAGGTGACAGAAACGATTACCAACTTTCAAGAAAATTAACTCCAAAGATGAGAACTTATGTTCCTATCATCGTTAGAGGTGAAGAGTCTGAAGGTGTTAAGTTTTGGGGATTCGGTAAGAATGTATACCAAGAACTTCTTGGATTCTTCGCTGACCCTGACTATGGTGATTTAACTGACCCTGTGAATGGTAGAGATGTAACAGTAGAATTTAAAACTGCTGCAGAATTAGGTAAAACTTATCCTGAGACATACATCAGAGTAAAACCTAATACAACACCTATCTCAGAGGATAAGAACATTTTAGAAACCTCTAAAGACCAAATCGTTCTTGGTGATATGTTCAAAAAAGTTTCTTATGAGGAAATGGAAGGAATGTTGAAAGAATGGTTAGATACAGGTGAAGTTTCTGATAAAAAAGAAGAACCTAAAGTTGAAGTTAAAGAAACTACAACTGCAACCTCTCCAGCAAGTAATGTAAAAGAGGCGTTTGACGACTTATTTAACGAATAATTTATGGCAAAGAAGAAGAAAGAATCAGTTCGTGATGAACTATCTTCCATCTTAGCTACCAATCTAAACAAGAAGTTTAAGTCCACCCACAAGGTGGCTTACTTCTTGGATGGTGGGGAACAAACTCCAACTGACCTTGATGGGTGGGTTTCGACAGGTTCTCCAATGTTAGATTTGGCAATCTCAAACAGACCAAATGGTGGATTACCAGTAGGTCGTATAACTGAGATTACTGGCTTAGAAGGAAGTGGAAAATCATTACTAGCTGCACACGCAATAGCAGACACTCAAAAGAAGGGTGGTCTTGGTGTTTACATAGATACTGAGAATGCTTGTAATACTGAGTTTTTGGCGGCTATTGGAATTGATATCGAAAAGATGTTATATGTTCCTCTTGAATCCGTAGAAGATATATTTGAAGCAATCGACTCTATTATAGAATCTGTAAGAGGTTCTGATAAGAAGAAGTTAGTAACAATAGTAGTAGACTCTGTTGCTGGTGCATCAACTAAGGTTGAGTTATCAGCAGATTATGACCAAGCAGGTTATGCAACTCAGAAAGCTATTATTATCTCTAAAGCTATGAGAAAAGTTACTAATCTTATTGGTAGAGAACGAATCTCATTAATATTCACAAATCAGTTAAGAACAAGATTAGGTGTTTCATTCGGTGACCCTTGGACTACAAGTGGTGGTAAAGCAATCGCATTCCACTCATCTTGTAGACTAAGACTAAAATCTATGGGACAACTTAAATCTAAAATAGGTGGGGTTGACCAAGTAGTTGGTATCAAAACTCGTGCTCAAGTTATCAAGAATAGAATGGGGCCACCTCTTCGTTCAGTTGACTATGATATCTACTTTGATAGTGGTATCGACAATTATGGTTCATGGTTACAAATGATGAAAACATATAAGTTGGTAACTCAAAGTGGTGCATGGTACACTTATGTTGACAAAACGACAGGTGAGGAACTAAAATTCCAAGCAAAGAATTTTGAAGACATTCTCGAAGAGAGACCTGAGCTAAAAGAATCTCTTTACGAAGAAATCTGTAATTCATATATTATGGCATACAAGAAATCAAGTGAAGAGGCAAATATTGATAATGTTGAAGTAACAGATTTTGATGAATAGTAAATACGCAGAACTTCTTGAGGAAGTAAACAAAGAATATAATACAACTAAAAATGAATCACTCAATGATAGAGTTCTTATCATTGATGGTCTTAATCAATTCATTAGAGTATTTGGAGCAGTACCTGCTTTAAATGATGATGGTGAACATTGTGGTGGTGTGACAGGGTTTCTCTTGTCCACCGCTGCAACGATTAGAAGATTAAAACCAACTCGTGTTATTATAGTCTTTGATGGAAAAGGTGGTTCAAACAGAAGAAAGTCCGTATATAAGGGATATAAGGAAGGTAGAACGGGGTTAACTAAGTTAAATAGACTTGCAGGATATGAGGACTTAGAAGACCAACGAGTATCTATGAGGAATCAATTTAAGAGATTAATTGAGTACTTACAGATATTACCGATAACAATGACTTATATAGATTATGTAGAAGCAGACGATATTATAGCATATCTTGCAAATCACTACTTTGAAAAGCAGGTAACTATTCTTTCATCTGATAAGGACTTTTTACAATTAGTAAATCACCGAATCCAAGTGTATACACCCACTAAAAAGAAAATGTATACTGAAACAGAGGTTAAAGAAGACTTCGGAGTAAGTGCACAAAATCTTATATTTTACAGAGTTTTAATGGGTGACAAATCAGATAACATAAAAGGTGTAAATGGTGTTGGTATTAAGACAATTGAATCTAAAATGAAGTTTTTAACGGAAAATCACCTTTCTTTAGACACATTCATAGAGAAATGTTCTAAAGAGTGTGATGAGAAGTTGTCAAAAAAACTTATGGACAATTTAGATACAATAAATATGAATTATGGGTTAATGCAATTATCTGACCCTGAGATATCTTCATCAATTACATCTAATGTTAGAGAAATGATGGATGTACATCAACCTCAACTAAACATAGTAGAGTTCAAAAAGATGTTTATGTATGACAAATTATACACCGCATTTGCAAATGTAGATTCGTGGTTAAGAAATTCATTTACATCATTAGACAATTATCTTAAGAATCACTTTGATATTAAAAAATAATTTCGTATATTGTAGTCTATGGAAAAATTAGGAAGTAAGTTCAGTACCTCATTTCAGAATAAAGTTATATCTTCTATATTATCAGATAGGTCGTTTACACGACAGATATATGATATTATAAAGCCAGAGTACTTTGATGCTGAATCAGCAGAGTGGTTAGTAAAAAATATCCTAAAGTATATGCATGAATTTGAGAAGATGCCAACCTTAGATGTTCTCAAAGTCAAAATAAACACCATAGAAAGAGATGTATTAAAAACTTCGGTAGTTGATACATTAAAATTTGCATGGAATCATTTAGAAAGTGATGATTTGGAATTTGTAAAAGAGCAAGTTCTTGACTTCTGTAAAAATCAATCTATCAAAAACGCAATCTTAGATTCAGTACCATTATTAGAAAGTGGGAAATATGATATGATAAAGAAAAACATTGATACTGCTATGAAAGCAGGTCAAGATTCTGATATTGGTCATGAGTACAAATCTATGATTACCGAAAGATATGAAGATACAGTTAGGAATGTAGTCTCAACAGGTTGGCAAGTTATTGATGAAATTACACAAGGTGGTTTTGGTAAGGGTGAGTTAGTTTTATTCGCAGCACCTCCTGGTATTGGTAAATCTTGGTCGTTGGTAAACATTGGGGTTAACGCAATGAAACAAGGGAAGATAGTAGCACACTATACTCTTGAATTAAATGAAGGTTATGTTGGTCAGAGATATGATGCCGTACTAAGTGGAGTAGCAGTAGGAAACTTGAAATTTAATATGGAAGATGTCGAGAAGGCAGTCCAAAATGTAAAGGGTGACTTAGTTGTAAAACATTATCCAACCAAAACCGCAGGTGTAACATCATTAAAAGCCCATATGGACAAGATGATTTTACAAGGTAAGAAACCTGATGTAGTTATTGTTGATTACGCAGACTTACTTAGAGGTCCTCAGAAAGAAAAACGACACGAAGAGTTAGAAGAAATTATTGAAGACCTTCGTGGTATGGCAGGTGAATATGAAGTTCCCGTTTATACGGCATCACAGATTAATCGAAGTGGTGCAGAAGATGATATTATTACAGGTACAAAAATCGCAGGTTCATTCTCTAAAATGATGACCGCAGACTTTGTAGTATCATTATCTCGTAAAATAGAAGACAAACTTGCAGGAACGGGTAGATGGCATGTTATTAAAAATAGGTTTGGGCCAGATGGAATGACATTCCCATCTAAAGCAAACTTCTCAACAGGCCAAATTCATATTTACAACGATGATTCCATTGATGGTAGAAAAACTACTACCCAGATGAAACAAGGGGAGAGTTTAGTAAGAAAGGAATTAGCGCAAAAATATAAAGAAATGTCGGGTGATATCGATTTTTAATCATATATATTAAAACCGACAATAACATAAATGTATAATATAAATCTATAAAAATTACTATGGCATTATTTGACAATCGTATCCCATTTAAACCTTTTGAATACCCTGAATATTATACAGAAGGGTGGTTGAAACAGGCACAGGCATTTTGGTTACATACTGAAATTCCAATGCAAGGGGATATCAAAGATTGGAACGAACATTTAACACCTGAAGAAAAAAACTTAGTCGGTAATATATTACTTGGGTTTGCACAAACTGAATGTGCGGTATCTGATTATTGGACTAATATGGTTACCGATTGGTTTCCAAAGCATGAGATAAAACAGATGGCAATGATGTTTGGTTCACAAGAAACAATACACGCAACGGCATATTCATATCTAAACGAATCATTAGGTTTAGAAGACTTTGAGGCATTTTTACATGAACCTGCAACGGCAGAGAGATTTGAGAACCTTGCAAGTATAACAAACAGATACACTCATGAAGATTTAAAATCTAATTCAGACGCAAGAAAAGAAGTAGGAAAATCACTCGCTATATTCTCAGCATTTACAGAGGGTGTGGCGTTATATTCTTCATTCGCAGTACTTTACTCATTTCAAATGAGAAACAAGTTAAAAGGTATCGGTCAGCAAATGAAATGGTCTGTAAGAGATGAATCTTTACATTCCAAGATGGGATGTCAGTTATTCAGACATATGTGTGATGAATATCCAGAATTATTAGACGAATGTAAAGAATCAATTGAAGAGGCAGCAAGATTAATTGTTGACCTTGAAATTAAGTACATTGATAAAATGTTTGAGATGGGTGATTTGGAAAATCTAAAATCAGACAATTTAAAAGAATTTATAAAATCAAGAACAAACTCTAAATTAAAAGAATTGGGATATAATGGTATCTTTGACTTTGATGAGGAAAAAGCATCTAATTTAGATTGGTTCTACCACTTAACAGGTGGACAAACACATACGGACTTCTTCGCTTTGAGGCCTACTGATTATAGTAAGGCAAATGAAGGTGAAGATTGGGACGACATATTTTAAGAAAACAAGTTATGAAGAATCACGCAGAACATTTAGAGTGGGAAATAGGTACGGATTTTCCTGTTTGGGCAAATACAGAAATATATGTAAAAACTATATCAAATGGTTATTTACTACCTGGAGAAAAACCAAAAGATGCATATTGGAGAGTATCAACGGCAGTAGCTCGTAGATTAGAAAAACCACAACTTGCATCAAAATTCTTTGATTACATTTGGAAAGGTTGGCTAAATTTAGCATCACCTGTACTATCAAATACAGGTACAGATAGAGGACTACCAATAAGTTGTTTTGGAATTGATGTGGCAGACTCAATAAATGATATCGGTAAGAAGAACTTAGAGATGATGTTACTCGCCAAACATGGTGGTGGAGTAGGTGTAGGTTTGAATATGATTAGACCTGCAGGTTCTAATATTACTCAAAATGGAACATCAGATGGGGTTGTACCATTTGCAAAGATTTATGATTCTACAATCCTTGCTACAAATCAAGGAGCAGTACGAAGAGGAGCAGCATCCGTAAACTTAAACATCGAACATGGTGATTTTGATGAATGGATTGAAATCAGAGAACCCAAAGGTGATGTAAACAGACAATGTTTGAATTTACATCAATGTGTAGTTGTTGGTGATAAGTTTATGAGAAGATTGGAAGAAGCTGACCCAGAAGCAAGAAGAAAATGGGGTAAAGTACTTCAAAAAAGAAAAGCAACAGGTGAACCTTATATAATGTATAAAGGTAATATCAACAAAGCAAATCCACCAATGTACAAAAACAATGGATTAAAAGTTCATATGACAAACATCTGTTCTGAAATCACATTACATACAGACGAATCACATAGTTTTGTTTGTTGTTTATCATCACTCAACTTAGCAAAGTATGATGAGTGGAAAGATACAGATTTAATATACACCGCTACATACTTTTTAGATGGTGTACTTTCAGAATTCTTACAAAAAGCTAAGAATATGAGAGGATTTGAAAACGCAGTTCGTTCAGCAGAAAAAGGTAGAGCATTAGGTTTGGGTGTCTTAGGATGGCACACTTACTTACAAAGAAAAGGTATTTCCTTTGAAGGATTACCTGCTCAATTTGAAACTCGTAAGATTTTTTCTCAGTTAAAGATTGAATCAGAAAGAGCATCAAGAGATATGGCTACCGAGTATGGTGAACCATTATGGTGTAAAGATAGTGGATTTAGAAACACACACTTAAGAGCAATTGCTCCTACTGTTTCTAATTCTAAATTAAGTGGTAATGTATCCGCAGGAATTGAACCTTGGCCTTCCAATGTATTTACGGAACAAACGGCAAAGGGAACATTCATTCGTAAAAACCTTGAATTAGAAAAGGTATTTAGGAAAGTGGGTATTAACAAAAAAGGAACTTGGGATAAAGTTTTAGAAGATGGTGGTTCAGTTCAAGATATTAAAGAATTGGACGATTGGGGATATGTTGATGCTAAACTCTTAAAAAGAGAAGACATCTCCCAAGAAGCATTTGATAAAGACCAAGTTTTTTGGGTCAAAGATGTTTTTAAAACATTCAAAGAGATTAATCAATTAGAATTGGTTAGACAAGCGGGTGTTAGACAACAATATATTGACCAAGGAGTTTCGTTGAATCTGGCATTTCCATCTGAAGCAAGTCCAAAGTGGATTAATCAAGTTACTTTAGAAGCATGGAAACAAGGAATCAAAACTTTATATTATATGAGAACGGAATCTGTCCTTCGTGGTGATATCGCAGCACGAGCATTAGACCCCGATTGTGTATCCTGCGATGGTTAATTAAAAAAAGGTAAGTAATGAAAGAATATTTGTACTTTTCAGCACCATGGTGTGGTCCATGTAAAATGTTGAGTCCCGTAATGGAGCAGGTGGGGAATACTATTCCTGTAAATAAAATAAATGTAGATGAACAACCAGACTTTGCACAAAAGTACGGAATCAGAAGTGTACCGACTGTTGTGTTATTAGAAGGTGGAGTTGAAGTAAAAAGACACATTGGTGTAAAACCTGTAAACGAATATCTATCTGCATAAAAACAATTAATAAGTTATGAAGAACACTACTGCAAAGTTTTGTTTTAACACGATGGTAAATAACGAAGCTCATGTCATCACAAGGATGTTAGAGAGTGTTTACGAGTATATCGACTATTGGGTTATTCAAGATAATGGTTCAACTGATGGAACACAAGATATAATTAAGAACTTCTTTGAAGCTAAAGGAATACCTGGTTTCTTATATCAATTAGATTGGTGGAAGGGTCATGGAATAAACAGAGACCATTGTATAAAAACTGCATTAAGTGCAGACCATGGGTGTGATTGGATACTTAGAGTTGATGCAGATGAACAATTACAAGTAGATGATGATTTTGATTGGTCCGTATTTAACGATACATCGATTCAGAGTTTCAATGTACCATGTCAAGGGCCAGGTGTAAAGTATTTTAGAACTTGGTTATGGAATGCAAAAGAACCATGGGCATTCTACCCAGAAAAAGCGCATGAGACAATTTATTTAGATAGAGATGATGTTGGTGAAGAATTTCAACGAGTACCATTAGACAAAAAGTTTAGACACATTCTAACTAACGATGGACAAACTTGGTTACAACCAATGAAGTTTTTAAAAGATGCATTAAACTTAGAACTTGATGTAGTCCCAAACAATAAAGTCTTAGAAGATAATTATCATTTATTCTACATAGCAAAATCCTATCACGATACACTTGGTGATAATTTTCCATTTGGTGAAGACCATAGGGAAGAGTTTGCAAGACGATGTATATTTTATTTTGAACAATATCTGTATAAAGTAAATCCAGAGTATAAAGAGAATAATTTAGTATCATCTACAAGAGATGAATTTTCTTATTGGTGTTGTGTTGGAATAGCAGCTGCATACAAGTGGATAGGTCAAATTGATAAACAAATAGAGTGGTTGAATAAAAGTGTTGAGTTTTGTCACGCCAGAAATGAATCATATGCCAGATTAGCAGAAATATACTTGGAACGAAAACACTTTAGTAAAGCGTTACAATGTACTAAAATGTTAGTAGATTTAAACAGAAAAAACCCATTCCCAAATCTTCAGTTTATAATAGAGGATACCGCATATTACGATACAAGTGAATATCCAAAAGAACTTCATACTAAAGCATTAAGAGGATTGAATGGCTAAATACGATTACATTATTGTAGGTTCTGGATTCTTTGGTGCAGTATGTGCATACGAACTTAAAGAAAAAGGTAAAAAGGTTCTTGTATTAGAAAAACGAGACCACATAGGTGGTAATTGTTATACCGAAGAAATAGAAGGTATTCATGTACACAAATATGGACCACATATATTTCATACAAATAATGATAAGGTTTGGCATTGGATAAATCAGTTTGTAGATTTTCACCAATTCCAATTGAATATAGTTGCAAACTATAAGGGTGAAATATATCCGTTACCTTTCAATATGTATACATTCAACAAAATGTGGGGTGTAACGACACCCGAAGGAGCAAAACAAAGGATTGAATCACAAAGATTTAAGGATACTCCAACTAATTTAGAAGAACAGGCGAAAGCACTTGTTGGTGACGACATTTACGAAAAGTTAATAAAAGGTTATACCCAAAAACAATGGATGAAGCCAGCTAAGTTGTTACCAAAGTCAATTATCAAAAGATTGCCTGTAAGATACACATATAATAACAATTACTTCAATGACAAATATCAAGGAATACCAATTGGTGGATACACTCAGATATTTGAAAGGTTGTTAGAAGATATTGAAGTATTTACAGAAACGGATTATTTTGATAAAAAAGACTTTTGGGATGATATGGGTGATAAAGTAATTTATACAGGTCCGATTGATAAGTACTTCGATTACAAATATGGTGACTTAGAATACAAGTCTTTACATTGGATGCATAAAATGTATAAATCAAAAGATAATTATCAAGGATGTGCATTAATGAACTATACGGATTCAGAAACACCTTATACTCGAACCATAGAACATAAACATTTTGATAATCAGAATCAAAAAGGAACTTATGTTAGTTGGGAGTATCCACAACTTTACGAAAGAGGGGTAGAACCATATTATCCTGTAAATGATAAAATTAACAATGAGATGTATAACAAATATAAAAAACTTGCGGATGGTCAAGATAAAGTAATATTTGGTGGTAGGTTGGCAGAGTACAAATACTATGATATGCATCAAGTAATCGCATCCGCACTTAAGAAAGTAGAAAGTTTATGATAGTAATAGATGATTTTATAAAAGACGAAAGTCTATTGAATGATTTAAAGAATGACACCACATTTTTTAATGATAAAAGTTATATGTGGTGGGATGGTTGGTGGAATTCACCTACCGATACACTTAAAAAAAGGTTGATAGAATACATTTGGGGTGAGAACTCACCATACGAACCATTAAGTATTACAGGATTCGAATATTGGACAGGCATTTACTCGGAGTTTGAAGAAAAGGATGAACTACCATTCCATTTTGACAAAGACGAAGCACATTACTGGAGAACAAACGAAATTATTACACCAATAATTGGAACAGTTTACTATCCTTGGGAAAATGATATTGATGGTGGTTATCTTGAAATATATCCACATGGTCAAGATGGTGAACCTGAAAGATTAGAACCAAAGTATAATAGACTGGTTATATTCCCTGCAGGCGCCCATCCACATAGAGTTACTAAAGTTACTCGTGGTACAAGACACGCAATAGCAATCAATTTATGGGATATTGAACCAAGTGGATTGAAAAGTGGTGATATAATTTTGGAAAATTAAAATAAATTTCGTATATTAGTGAAAAGATTTAGAATGGCATTAAGAGGTGAATTACATCCACAACATAAATTAACGGAAAGACAAGTAAGGTCTATTCGTAAATTATGGCAAGTGGGTCATCGTAATATTAGAGTATTGGCAAGAAACAATGGAGTGTCACCTGCTAACATAAGAAAAATTGTTAGAGGTGAAACTTGGAAACACTTACTATTTGGTGAGTTTAACGAGTATCAATGAAAATTAAAGGGAAAGAGTATACAGATATTTCAAAGTTATCCGTAAGACCTATCTCAAAATCAGTAGCAAAGGACATTATCATAAAGAACCATTATAGTGGTATATGGACAAAGGTTAGTTATTGTTTGGGATTGTATATTGAGGATAACTCACACTCTTTCTTTTCATCGACAGATAAGTTAATCGGTGTTGCAACATATGGTGACCCAATCGGAAGACACTCTGGTCAATCAATATCAGAGTTATTGGATAGAAAAGAAGTATTAGAACTCACAAGATTATTTGTATTTGATGGATACGGATGTAACATTGAAAGTTGGTTTGTAGGTCAAACATTTAAGTGGTTAAAAACCCACGCAAAACACATTAAAGGATTGATTTCATACTCAGACCCAAAAGCAGGTCATTTAGGAACTGTATATCAGTCAACTAATTGGGTATACCAAGGAAATAGAATAAGACCAAATGATAGTTGGTTATTTAAGTTTGAAGAAAATGGGGAGTGGCAGCATGGTAGAACAATATTTCCATATTATGGAACTAATAACCCCACCAAAATACAAAAGGTAATTGGTAAAACTTTTTGGATTAAAAAAGAACCAAGAAAGCATCGATACATTTATATTTTGGATAAGTCAAAAAAAAGTCGTATATTAAAGAGTTTAAAATACCCTTCACTACCATATCCTAAACAGAGTGAGTTATTTGAAGAAGAAATAAAAAAATTAGAACCAATTGAAAGAACCTAATAAACATTATGTAGACGCTTCAAAGGTTTCAATCAGAGAAATCAATAAAAGTGTTGCAAAACATATGATAGTAAAGTATCACTACTCTCACGCATGGACAATGTGTAGATACGCACTTGGTGTGTATTACAAGGGTGATGGTGAGTTTTTTGGTAGTGAAAAACTAATTGGTTGTTTGGTATATGGATATCCCGTAGGTCGTTCAGCGATTAAGTCTGTAATTGATGGTTTAGAAAAAGATGAGTGTTTAGAATTGACAAGATTGTTTATACACGATGGATATGGTTCAAATGTAGAATCATACTCAATGGGTCAGTCTTTTAAATGGATGAGAGAAAATGCACCAAATATTAAGATGTTATTGAGTTACGCAGACCCTGAACAATTACACCTCGGTGGCATTTACCAAGCAACTAATTGGTTATATCAAGATTGTCGTGATATACAACTAATGCCAAACTATTCAGTATCACTAACTGAAAATCCTTACAATTGGATTCATTCGAGAACTGTATTCTCAAAATGGGGTTCACATAATGTAGAACACTTAAAAACAGAAATAGGTAAACAAAACAAATCATGTTTTTGGCGAAAGAAAGAAGCACCTAAACATAGGTACATTCAAATCTTAGGTCAAAACAAATCTGAGAAACGAAAACTTAGTAAGATGTTAAAACATAAAACAAGTCCGTATCCAAAAGACCCTGAGGAGTTTTTACCACCTATTGAAAAACATGAAACTTATACGCCAGAAAACGCAGTTAACTTTTGGTAAAGTCAAAATAATTTCGTATATTTAACATATGTATCAAAATGTATTCTTCGAAAAAGAAAAGTCTATCATCCATTGTTGGGATGATGAAAAAGGTTACTTTACATCTAAGTATCGTAGGTACGCCTATGTAAGAGATGGTAATGGAGCACATCAATCCATTCATGGTGAACGACTTAAGAAATTAAATTATTGGAAACAAGATGATGACTTAAAATTATATGAGTCTGATGTCAATGAAATGACGAGGTTTCTAATTGATGAGTATGGTGATTCAGACGAACTATCAACAGGACATACAATTCTAACATTTGATATTGAGGTTGAAATGAATAGTGGATTGCCTGATATTGAAACTGCAAGTAACGCAATTACTTCAATCGCAGCACATGACTCAATTACAAATGACTATTTTGTCTATGTAGTTAACAAAGGTGAAAAGATTGATAAAACAATCAAAGGTGCAAAGGTAGAATCATTTGATACTGAAGAGGGATTATTATCAGCGTTTATGTCCAAGTGGAGAGAGATAAATCCAACTATTGTAACGGGGTGGAATATTGATTTCTTTGATGTTACATATCTTTACAATAGATATAAACTACTATTCGGTCAACAATATGCAAATCAATTATCACCAATTGGTAAAGTATCATACAACAAGTACAGAAACAGATATATTATTGCAGGAGTATCTGCATTAGATTATCTCGCTTTATATAAGTGTTATAACTTTACAGAACTACCCAACTATCGATTAGATACTGTTGCAACAATTGAGTTAGGTCGAGGTAAGATTGAGTATGAAGGAAACTTAGACCAACTATTCAGAGATGATATTGAAAAGTTTATTGAGTATAACTTAGTTGATGTTGAGTTGGTAGTTGACTTGGATAAGAAATTACAATTCATTGACTTAGCAAGGGCAATATGTCATACAGGTCATGTGTTCTACGAAGACTTTCTGTTTTCATCTAAATGGTTAGAGGGAGCTATTCTTACATTCCTTAGAAGGAGTGGTAGGGTAGCACCCAATAAACCATGGAGAAAGAAACGAAACGCAGATGGGTCTGATGGTGAAGGGAAGTTTACAGGCGCATATGTAAAAGAACCAAAACCTGGTCTTTACAAATGGGTTTATGATTTGGATTTAACATCACTATATCCATCAATCATTATGAGTATCAATATCTCACCTGAAACTAAGATTGGTAAACTTAAGAATTATGTAGCAGAAGACCATATGAGAGGTAAGATTGATACTTACTCTATTTTGGATGATGAGGGTAATGAGTTTCCACCACTACCTAAAGATAAATTTCTAAAGTTTATTGAAAAGAATAGATACTCTGTTGCTGCAAATGGTGTTTTATATAGAACAGATAAAGTTGGAGTTATACCTGAAATATTAAGTGTTTGGTTTGACAAACGAGTTGAATACAAAGACTTGATGAAAAAATATGGTAAAGAGGGTAACGATGCACAATATAAGTTTTATGGTAAACGACAATTAGTACAAAAGATTATGTTGAACTCTTTATATGGAGTGTTGGGATTACCATCATTCAGATTCTACGATGTAGATAATGCAGAAGCAACTACGATTACAGGTCAAACTGTAATTAAAACAACCGAATTAATTGCAAATCAATATTATTCAAAAGTAATAGGAAAAGAAGATGACTACAATGTTTATACCGATACTGATTCTGTTTTTTATCAAGCAGCACCATTAGTAAAAGCTCGTAATCCAGAACTTAATGAAGAGTCGGATGAAGAAATGATTCCTGCGATTATATCCGCAGCAAAAGAAGTCGAAGGTCATATCAATAAAGTTTATGACACGATGTCAAAAAAGTTATTTAATATCGATACTCATAAATTTGATATAAAACAAGAAACAATCGCTAAGGGTGGGTTTTGGGTCTCAAAGAAACGATACGCACAATGGATTATTAATGATAATGAAGTTGATTGTGATAAGTTGGATGTAAAAGGATTGGATGTAAAACGAAGTTCATTCCCAACATATTTTAAAGAAGTAATGAAAACTGTATTATTAGATATACTAAGGTCAGTTGATAAAAAAGAAATTGACACTAAGATTCTTGACTACAAAAAAGATATGGAAGAACGCCCATTCATTGATATAGCAAAGAACTCGGCAGTCAAAGGTATGAGTAAGTACACAACAAAGACTCAAGTATTAGGTGAATTTGTAAAAGGTTCACCAGCGCATGTGAAGGCAGCAATAACATATAATCAATTACTTGCTTTTTATAAAGTACCATATAAGTACGAACCAATGAAAGATGGTGATAAGATTAAATGGGTATATTTGAAAACAAATCCTCTTGGATTGGATACAACAGGACTAAAAGGTCACAACGACCCACCTCAGATTCTAAAACTCGTTGAACAATATATTGACTACGATAGAATTTGGGAAAAGGAGTTAGAAAATAAACTTGATGACTTCTATAAAGCTATGAATTGGGAAAAACCAAACCCAAATCTAAATAAAGCTGCAGAATTTTTTGGATTTTAAAAATAAATTTCGTATATTAGTATAATAATAAATCAATAGTAAAAAGTAAATTATGAAAAAAAGCTCGTTTGAAGGGTTCATTACTCGATATAATTTGGGTGGTGAGGTAGAATCAGTAAAGATTGATTCAACAGATGCAGGGTTGTCAGTAAAATTCATTTCTGATGATAAGACCCTATTAGGAAATGTAAGTAGTGATAACAAAGACTTTCCAACTGGAGAGTATGGTGTTTACACTACTTCTCAATTAAAAGGACTATTATCTGTATTAGATTCAGATATTAGTGTAAAAGAAGGTGACGCAGCACTTGTGTTCTCAGATAAAGGTACTTCAGTAAACTATATGTTGGCTGACCTTTCTGTAATACCTGTTGTTCCAGATTTGAAACAATTACCTGATTTTACATCTACTATCAAAATGGACAATGACTTCGTAAACAAATTCGTAAAGTCTAAAGGTGCATTATCTGATTCAGATACATTTACATTTAGTTGTAAAAGTAACAAAGGTGAAGTAATCTTAGGTTATTCAAAGATTAACTCTAACAGAATCTCAATCAATGTAGAATGTGAGTGTGATGGTGATGTAGAACCAATATCATTCTCAGCTAAGTACTTAAAGGAAATCCTTAATGCTAACAAGGGTGCAAAATCATCTTCATTGAAGATTTCACCAAATGGATTAGCTCATGTTTCATTTGAAAATGATGGATTTAAGTCTAACTATTATTTAGTGGAGATTAAGTAATGCAATTTTGGGACACAGAACCAGCGGCACCAGTCTTTGACTATGATGTAGAGAGAAAACGATTCATCGACAATATGGAATACCTATCAGGTATGCCAGTTGAGGAACAAACTCTTTATAAAAAGTGGCAGGAGTGGAACTCAGACCTACCTAAGTCTATGTCAAGAAAACCAAGTCTTGCAAGGTCTTATGATATGATTTGGACTCCAACTGACATTCAAAATAAGGAACAAACTATTAAAGAAATTGAAGAGTTAGAACCTTATGTTGAACTAATCGTAGATTCTGCAGGAACGGCAAAGTGGACTGATATTCGTAAGTGTATTTCATCAATGGAATTTACCGCTAATCCAGGTCGTAATATAAAAGCATTTGCTAAAGACCGAAAGAGTGGTAAAGTACTTGGTGTAATTTCACTTGGTTCTGATGTAACATCTTTAGGTGTTCGTGATAAATACATTGGGTGGGATAAAGATAACAAGTTTAAAGATGGTAAGTTAAATCATACTACAATTGGTACATCTATCATCGCAACACAACCTTTGGGATATAATTTCTTAGGTGGTAAACTTGTTTCGGCATTGACCACTTCACCTACATTCAGAGATTTGTGGAAAGAAAAGTATGGACAAACTCTAATCGCAGTTGGTACAACTTCTCTTTATGGAATCCATTCACAATATAATGGAATACCACATTTCAAAACATTAGGTGAATCGACAGGTAAAGTTTCTACTAAACCTGATAATCAATTTTACGATATCTGGCATCAATGGATGAAAGAACATAATGCTGATGAATACAAAAGAGTTACAACCCAAAAGGAAGGTATCCAAGGACCTGTATCTGGTATCAAACAAAGAATATTGTCTATGATTTTCAAAGAGTTGGGAATCAAAAGTACACAATATCAACATGGATTTAAACGAGGTGTATACTTCGCAATGATGTATGATAATGGTAATGAGTTTCTAAGAAACGAGATTGATGAAAGTCAGTTGAAGATGAAAAAGAAGTTCGAAGAAGGTGATGATTACACAATCAGATGGTGGAAGAAGAAAGCTATTAGAAGATACACTAAGTTACATGATGAGAATAGGTTGAAACCAGATACATTGTATTACATGGATATTATTGGAATGACTTGGGAAAACGCAAAAGAAACATATTTAAAAGAAGTAGGTAGATGAGCAATTCACTATGGGTTGAAAAATACAGACCCGATACATTAGATGGATATGTTGGTAATCAACATATATTAGACAAAGTAAAAATATACATTGAAAATGAGGATGTACCTCACTTGTTACTCTATGGAGTTGCAGGAACTGGTAAGACTACCCTCGCAAAGATAATCACAAATCAGATTGATTGTGATTTGATGTATATTAACGCTTCTGATGAAAACTCAGTTGACGCAGTTCGTGACAAGATTCGTGGATTTGCATCATCAATGGGTTTCAGAAAGTGGAAAGTTATCATATTAGACGAAGCTGACTATTTGACACCAAATGCACAAGCAGCACTTCGTAATCTTATGGAAACTTTTAGTAAATCTACAAGGTTCATTTTAACTTGTAACTATGTAGAGAAAATTATTGACCCGATTCAATCTCGTTGTCAAACATTCGCAATAACACCACCTTCTAAAAAAGAAGTGGCAAAAAGATTGTTTGATATATTAAATGAGGAATCAGTTAAGTTTGAAAAAGAAGAGTTGGCAATTTTGGTCAATAGTGGTTATCCTGACATTCGTAGAGTTCTAAATTCAGCACAAAGACAAGTTGTCAAAGGTGAATTACAAATAGATACAACCTCTACAATTCAGGCGAACTATACTGAAGATGTAATAAAAGTTTTACAAGATAGTGGTGAAATGAAAACAAAGTTCAACACAATCAGACAAATTATTGCAGATTCAAAAGTGAAAGACTTTACACCATTGTATAGAGCACTTTATGATGAAGTAGATTCATATGCAAATGGTAAAGTCGGACACACTATTTTAAATATAGCCGAGGGTCAGTACAAAGACTCTATGGTAGTTGATAAAGAAATCAATGTGATGGCTATGGTATTAACTATTTTAATGACATTAGGAAAATAAATTATGGCAAAAAAAGGAAAAGGTAAAGTTGTTAACTTGGGTGGTCAACAAAACCCACAACAACAACCTCAATTAAAACTTGACCCAAGAAAATTAGAGACAGTAAGTTGTCCTGAGTGTGGTGGGATATTTTTTGACGAAGTAACAATGTATAAAGAAGTACCAGCAGTACAATCACCAAATGGTGTAGCATCAATGTTACCAATACCTGTTGTATTGTGTAACAATTGTGGAACTGTTCATCCTAAATTTACACCGAAAGAACTAATTGATGGCGACAACCAAGAAGGCTAAGACATTATTTCAACATCTATCTGGACTTAAGGAGTCAAAAACTTCTTGGGATAGTCTGTCAGTTATGGATAAAAAAACCTTTGAACCATTTATGGTCAATAGGTTTTTGTCTATGAATATGGGATTATTGGAGTTGGTTAACGAGCTACAAAAGTTTACTATTGGTCAACTCAGTCCAAGAGATGTTTATAAAATGTATCTTGATTTTTTACCAAAGAAAAGGTCTTTTGACAAATACATAAAAGGTAAAAAAGATGACAAGTATAATTCCAATGTGTTGGAGTATCTTGCAAAGTACTACTCAGTATCACAAAGAGAAGTCAGAGACTATCTTGAAATACTTAGTAAAGACAATATTACTGAAATATTGTTAAAATATGGGTTAGATAAAAAAGAAATAAAAAAATGGCTAAAGTAATAAAAGACAGAAAAAATAAAGTAGAGTGGAAGGGTGAGAGAACTGAAAAAAGAAATGTAGAAGAAAACGCAGTAGAATATTGTGAAAGATTATACCCAGAAACTACATCAGAGTTCCAAAAGATTTTAGATGAAATGTATGAAACATTTTGTAAAAAACAAAGAAACTATGGGCCAGGTAATATATCGGTTGGAACTAATTTAGAATCAGACGAAGATATCAAACTATCATTAGTTGGTTTATGGTTTAGAAAAAACGATAAAATCCAAAGACTAAAGCAATTAGTTGTATTAGGTCAACCCGATGAGGTTGGTGAGAATATCCAAGACACTTACGAAGATTTGAGTGTATATGGAATTATCTCTCAGATAGTCCAAAGAAAGAAGTGGGCTAAGTAAAAACTTAACAATTTAATAACATTAAAATTTGGCATTCTCGTCAAATTGTCGTATATTAGAGTGTATGAAAAAATCTATGGTATCAAATATCTTTAACTTTCCTGTTCATGAAGAAAAGAAGGGTGATGTTAAAGTTTCGTATTCTCAATATACGATGTGGGCTAATTGTCCAAAACAATGGAAATTGACCTATATGGATGGTCACAAAGACTTTGACCCATCTATTCACCTTGTATTTGGTACTGCGATGCACGAGACAATTCAATCGTGGTTACAAGTAATGTACAACGAGTCGGCAGTTAAAGCAAATGAAATGGACTTAGAATCTCTACTATTAGAAGAGATGGCTAAGGAGTACAAAAAGATGATGGCAGTCTATGGTGTCAAGTTCACCACAAAAGACCAAATGAATGAATTCTACGATGATGGTGTTCAGATATTGGATTTCCTTCGTAAGAATAGAGCATCATACTTCTCAACAAGGACTATGAAATTAGTTGGAGTTGAGTTACCAATATACTACCCAGCATCCGATTCTAATGAAAATATTATGATGAAGGGATTCCTTGACTTAGTATTTGAGAATCTTGCAGATAATACAATAGAAATTTGGGATATCAAAACCTCAACAAAAGGTTGGAACAAATGGCAAAAAGCAGATAAAACAAAAACTGCTCAATTAGTATTGTACAAGAAGTTTTTCGCTGAACAATATGGATATCCTTTAGACAAGATACAGGTTAGATACTTTATAGTTAAGAGGAAGTTATGGGAAGAAGCTATGTTTGCTCAGAAACGAGTACAAGAATTTGTACCATCACATGGAAAACCAACATTAAATAAGATTGTAAAAAGTTTTGATGAGTTTATCGACAACGCTTTTAACGATGATGGTTCTTACAACACAGAAGGGGACTTTCCCGCTACGATGGGTAAAAACAAGAAAAGTTGTAAGTATTGTCCTTTTAAGGATAGTGAATTATGTCCCAAAGTTGAACGAATAAAATTTGTATGAGAAATCTTTCAATAGTATTAGTCGGATTACTATGTTCTTCGGTAAATAACAACGAACAACCAATAGAACAAATTGACACGATTCCTATTAAGGAAATTAAAATTGAAAAAGTAGAAAATGAAATAAAACCCATTGTAAGAAATTTAGATGATTTGGTAGAGGCAATGGTGTGGGTAGAATCAGAGGGTAATCCAACTGCATATGCAAAAAAAGAAAACGCTGCAGGAGTATTACAGATTAGACCCATAATGGTGAATGATGTAAATCGAATTTTAAACAAAAATGATGATAATAGATTTTATACACTTGATGACAGATGGAATAGAGAAAAGTCTATTGAAATGTTTTATGTATTTGTAGATTATTATCACAAAGAAAGTTCATATGAGAAAATCGCAAGGTGTTGGAATGGTGGTCCGAAGGGATTACAAAAGAAACAAACTAAAAGGTATTGGAAAAAGGTACGAAACACACTTAATAAAAATGAAGGTAGCTCTGATAGGGGATGAGAAGTACGAAAATAGAGGTGAACTTAAAGAAGCAATCTTTAAACTCAAACAAAAATTTGGTGAGGATTTAACAATTATCACGAGAGGTAAAAAGAATGGTGTAGAGAAGTGGGTTAGAAAATATGCGTTAGAAATGAATCTAAAGTATATCGAATATAACGCAGCACATACATCAAGTACTTTATATAGTGGAATGGACGATGATTACTATGATAAACCATATCATCCAACACAACCACTTCATCAGTACGATTGTATAGTACATAATTCAGATAGAATAATATACTTTGGTGAAATAACAAGAAAAGACTTTAACCATTTTAGTAGGTTACTAAATAGATGGAGTAAAAAAGCAAGTTTTGTAC